CCTAGACGAGATAACCAATCGTATATCTCGCCTAACCAAAGCGCTTAAACGCCGCGGCGTTTACGACCAGTCCGTCAAAGAACTTTCGCGGCTCGCAAGCGCCGGCGACAATCAATTCATTCCAGTTGAGAATTACGCCAACCTTGCCACCAAGGGCGGATTGCAGGCGGCATTTCAGACTGAGGATATCTCAGTCGTCGCCGAGGTGCTGCTGAACCTCTATTCCCAGCGCGACAAGCTCGTCCAGCAAATCTGGGAACTGTGCGGCATGGCGGAAGTCATGCGCGGGCAGAGCGATCCGGCCAAGACGCTTGGCGCCAACCAGATGGAGGCGCAGTTCGGCTCGGGCCGGGTGCAGCGCCGGCAGCGCGCCATCCAGCGCTGGATACGCGATCTGCTCCGCATCAAGGCGGAGATCATCGCCGAGCATTTCGAGCCGCAAGTGCTGCAGCAGATCACCGGCCAGCAGATCACGCCGGACATCATACAGACGCTGCGCTCAGACAAGCTGCGCTCGTATCGCATCGACATCGAGACCGACAGCACGATCTTCGAGGACGAGGCCGAAGAACAGCAGTCGCGCGGCGCCATGATCCAGGCGCTGACCAAGTTCATCGAGGGCTGGGGCCCAATCGCGGCGCAGCAGCCCGTCATGGTGCCGCTGGCGTTCGAGCTGATGAAGTTCGGCCTCGGCGGCTTCAAGGCCATTCGGCCAATCGAGGACGCCATCGACCAGGCCGCCAGCATCATGAACGAACGCGCCCAGCAAGGGCAATTCCAGCCGCCGCCGAGCCCGGACGCCATGCGGGCACAGGCCGATATCCAAGTGCAGCAGAGCAAGGCGCAGGCGCAATTGCAGATCGAGCAGCAAAAAGCGCAGGCTGGCGCGGCGCTCGACCAGCATAAGGCGCAGAACGAGGCGGCGCTTGCGCAACAGCAGGCGCAGCATGAGGCGGCCCTTGCCCAGCAAAGGCATGAACACGAACTTTCGCTGCGCGAGCAGGACCAGCAGCACCGGCACGCTGTCGAGATGGCGACGCTTGCACACAAGCGCGACATGGAAGCCGGCGCCATGAAGCACAAGCACGACATGGAGGCGCACGACGCGGGCGCGTCACTCGCCGATGTCGTCGCCAAGGTCGAGCCGGACAAGCTCGCCGCGGGTCTCGGCGCACCGCTGATGCAAGCGGTGCAGCCAATCGTGCAGGGCATCGGCCAAGCGTTGCAGCAACTCGCGCAGGGCCAGCAGCAGACCATGGCGATGCAAGTGCAGATGCAGAAGGAAATGCAGCAGGTATTGCAGATCATCGCGCAGTCTTCGAGCGCGCCGCGGCGGCGTATCGCTATTCGCGATGGCGAGGGCCGCATTGTCGAGGCGCATGACATGCCGATGGACGTTCACTGAGGAAATCAGATGGCAGGCGGTCCAATACTTCCAAGCAGCGTCTATCTCGGCGCCGCATCGGGCAATCTTTATCCGGCATTCTACATTCCGGCGACGAACACTAACGCGGCCGGCGCGTTGGAAGGCATCGGCGTTGTCGCGTCGCTCGGCTCTGATGCCACGGCGACGTTGCAATTCAACATGCCGGAAAGCATCCCGACCGGAACGTTCAAGCTGCGTTGCTTGGCGATGGCCAATGCCACCAGCGGCGTTGCCAAGCTTACCGTGAGCGACAAGAACGTCGCGGCTGGCGCGTCGCTTGGGACCTCGACGCTCAATGCTGAGACGCAGTTGTCGCAGACTTGGGCCACGGCCGACATCTTGGTTGAAAACAAGATCACGCTGACAACAACCCCCAGTGCCAATGACATCGTGACAGTCAAAGCGGTGTTCAACTCCACAAGCTGGACACTAGCGGCGGCATCCGTCTGGCAATTCTCATTGGTGTGGGAGTAAGGATATGAGCGCTCTTACTGCTGCCCAACAGAAAGCCTGCGGCGCCTATTGGGCCAACATCAATTTTGTGCAGGCGCAAGTCACAGCCAACTTTTCATTGGACGATCTGCAAGCCGCAGCCGCGGCGCTCGACAACGCATTCGACACGACCTTGAATGCGGCAGTGACGGCGGGCCACGGCACGCAGACCGTCATTCAAGCCCTGAATGCAATCATCCCGGCGCCTTTCAGCGGCGCCACGGTGGCGCAGAAGACGATGCTGTGCTGCCACGTTCTGATGAAACGGGCCGGAATCATCTGATGGCTCGTAGTTTCAATGGCTCCACTCAATTTGGGGCCGCCACTCCGGCGTTTGCGCTCAACAGTCCGGTCGCCGCCATCAGTTTCACGATGGCCTGCTGGTTCAATACTTCGACCGGCGGCAACGGCGGTGATATCATGGTGTTCGGCATCTGCCCCAACGATGGAACGCATGACGAGTTTCGTATTTCCGATTCTGCTACCGGAAGCATTCAAATACGGGCCAGGACAGGAACGGGCGGCTCACCCACTTCGGGACCGGCGGCCGCAAATTGGACGGTTGATGCATGGCAACATGCCGTTGGCATTGTGCAGATCAATAGCTCCGACCAGATTGCCATATTGATCGTCTATCTGAATGGCGGCAACTCGGCCAACAGCGGCGCGCTGACGCAAAGCCTCGCCGGCCAGACCTCAGGCGTGTCTCTGGCGTGTCTCGATCTCCCAGGAACGGGCCAATTCAACTTTTGGCCCGGGTCAATAGCCGATGCAGCGATCTGGAATGTCCAGCTGACTGATGCTGAGATTGCCGCCCTGGCCACCGGCATGCGGCCGGGACAGATTCGTCCGGCGTCTCTGCAAGGATGGTGGCCCTTAGACGGCCTTGCGTCGCCCGAACCCGACATGAGCGGCGGCGCGGCCAATCAGACGCTCACAGCCAGTCCTTCGGCCGTTACGGGGCCGCCGCTGGCGATGTTCACGCCGCGTTGGCCGCGCAATTTCGAGCCCGGCACAGTCGCCGCTTCGACGGTATTCCGCAGGACGCTATCGCATCTTGGCACCCGCACAGGCTCGCGGCAGGCAGCATAAATGGCAATTCTCGCAAAAAGCACCGCCTACAAGCGCGCCTTTCTGATGGTGCAATCGTCAGATCACATCACGGGACTGACTGGCGCGACCGTCACCGTCACGATTTCCAAGGCTGGCGCGTCATTCGGCGCCATTGGAGGATCGGTCACAGAAATCGGCAACGGCTGGTATTATGTCAACTACAACACGACCGACACAGGCACTGTCGGCGACCTCGCAGCCCATTGCACCGCGACGAGCGGCGACCCGACAGATTTTGTCGATCAGGTCGCCGACACGACAGTCGGGACGCTCGGCGTCGTCGTGGTGACGAATAGCGACAAGACCGGCTACACCGCCAGCACGGTAAGCGACAAGACCGGCTATGCGCTGACGAGCGGCGAGCGCAACAGCGTCGCCGATGCGATGCTGGACCGCGACATGTCAACGGGCGCCGACAACGGCAGCACAACGGTGCGAACGGTGCGCCAGGCGCTCCGCTTCCTCCGCAACAAGTGGGCGATCTCGGGCAGCACTCTCACGGTTTACAAAGAGGACGACACCACCTCATCGTGGACTTCGGCATTGACGACCACGGCAGGCGCCAATCCCGTGACGACCAGCGACCCGGCGGGATGATGTGTCGCCGTTCTTTCTTCTTCAGATTGGAGACTTGGCGGCGACAGCGGGCTTTCTAGCACCGCTCCCGCCGTTCTTCACGACCGACAATAATCCGGTCACGACCACGACCACGACCAGTGGGACAGGCGGTTGGGGCGCAGGCGGCCTTGTCGGCTACAAGAAAAAGGGCGAGCGGCCGTCCGACACTTTCGTCCGCAACCTCTCCGATCTGGACCCAGTCGTCCAAGAGATCGGCGATGTCGAGACCAACGACCAAACCGACAACGTAGACGAGGCGACGCAGGCTCCGATTGAGCCGCTGCTGACAGTGACTGACGCCGCGGCCCGAATGCGGTCGCGCCTTGAGGAACAGAAGCGAATTGCCGCCGAACTCAAGGCGCGGCAACTCGAAGACGACGACGAAACATTCTTCATGCTGACGTAGGGACAAGGGATGGCCGCCGTTCCACCTTATAAAGACACTGCCTGTCCTTGGAACCAAACGGCATTGCCTTGGAAGGCAAAGCCAGCATCTACGGACGTTGCTTATTCAGACAACGTCACGTCTGCGCCTTACACGCGCGGGCTTGTGTGGAACGATCCGCGGCTGCCTTGGCAAGACCCGGCGAACCCGTAATGCGACAACGCTACGTCATGCGGGACGGCAAGCTCATCCCTAAGGAGCTCGCCGCGCCGCTCGGCGTTTCAGCGAACGAAAGCGCGCACGTCATTTCCGACATCAAGCCATTCGTTACGCAGGACGGCAAGGAAATCACGTCACGTTCTGGATTGCGAGCCTACGAGCAGCGCATGGGCGTCAAGCAAGTCGGCAACGATTGGACTGGCTCAAGCAAGCCGAAATTCTGGGACGCATGGCGTTCGGGCGACCGGCGCAGCGCAATAGGTGAATAGTGTGGCGCAAGACACTCCCGGCTTTGTTGGCGTGGAATATTTTCAAATGGCCGAATGGAAAGATTGACATTCATAAATTCACGGAAAAGGACGAACTTGGCTTTTTCCATACTCATGTGGGCTACGCCATCCGCGTCATTCTTTGGGGCGGTTACGTCGAGGAATTAGAGGACGGCCGCCATCGGACTTGGTTTCCCGGCATGATCGGGATCATCACGCCAGATTATTGCCATCGCGTCGCGGGGCTGCGTAACGGCAGGATTTCTTATTCGCTGTGGATCAGGTTTAAGAAGCGGGCGATTATGCATTTGAGAATTAACCACGAGCATCACGAACCTGATATGCGCGGGAGAAGAACAGGCTAATGGCCAAACCGCTTCTATTTGCGGCTGCTGATGTCAAATTTTACGATCAATATTCCAAGTCCTTCTATAATTCTGCCAAACAATGCGGAATGGAATGCGAGATTGTCTGCGGGGGAGAAATCGAGCGGCACGACGCCTCATTTCTGCGCTTCCGGTTGCTGCCGGAAATGCTGGAAACGCGACCATGCATCCTTGTTCTGGACATCGACGTAATTATTCAGCAGCCCATTGAGATAGAGGACTGTTGGGAAGTCGGCCTATATCTGCGGGAGGATCAAGAGTTTTCGAGGATGAAAACCTTGGCATCATCCTTTTATATGACGGATCGGGCCAAGCCTTTTGCGGTCGATTTTAAGAAGTTGTTAGAAGGCAAAAAGGCTTGGATGGACGATCAGGCCGCGCTCTATGAGTGCTTTTTGAAGCACCGTCAGTCTTATCAGATCAAGTTATTCGACAAGGCGTTCATTGATGTGCATCCCGGCGCACTTATTTGGGACGGCAAGGGGCGCGTTAAGCGCTCGGCTGAGTTTCTAGAAGCCGTTGCCTCTTATTCGACGATTGGGAGAGAAATAAAACTGTATGAAGAACCTGAGGCCGCCAACGCGCGAGTATCTGGAGAAAGAGATACTGGCCCGCCAGAAGATGGTGGCGGAACTGTTGGAGTCAATTGATGAAGTGCGAAAAGACATGATCAAATACTGCGATCCCGTGGACCGGCCGCCATGGTGTGGAATGGAAGAAGCTCTTGAAGTCCGCGGCGTCTCCCGCGAGACGCCGGACGATCTGGAGATCACATTGCACGTCAATCGTCCACTGACCAACGAGGAAATGCTCGCCCTTCAAGAAGCGATTGAAATGGGCATCGGCGAGTTTGGATTGCAATAACAATGCCTTACAAATCAATCGCTCAAGAGCGTTGGGCGCATACGCCCAACGGAGAAAAAGCCCTCGGCGGCCCCTCCAAGGTCGCCGAGTGGGATAGCGCCAGCAAGGGAATGAAGCTTCCGCGCAAGGTCAAAGCGCCAACCCCGCACGCCGTGCGGCTGGCGTCAGTATTGCGAAGAAAATAACCAGAGGTTTTATGTCAGACACGAATGTTGAAACGGGCCCGAAGGGGCTCGACGCTATTCTTTCGGAAGCCATCGAAACTCACGCAGAGGAATTTGAGAACACTTCCGCTCCGGAATTGAAAGAAGTAGGGCCTACGGCTGAGGAAGCTGCGCCCAACGAGAAGCTAAAAGAGCTACTCAAAGAACCGTCCGACACATCCCGCGACGAAAAGGGACGATTTGTTTCCACGGCTGCAAAGCATTCCGAAACCGGAACCGCCGATGCTGCCGAAGCGCCCGCTGTCGAAGCGCCAACGCACTTCACCGCGGAGCAGAAGGCCCATTTCGCCAATCTGCCGCCCGAGGCACAAAAGTACCTCGCGGACACAGAAAAGGCGAGAGAGGCCGAGTACACACGCAGATCACAGGAGGCCGCCGAATATAGGCGAACCGCCGATCCGCTTGTGCAGGCTGTCACTCCGTTCAAAGATTACTTGACTCAGATCGCGCCGACCATCGGGCAGACACCCGAGGGTATGATTAACGCGATACTGCAAGCCGAGTACCGTCTGCGGAATGGCTCGCCCGCCGAGAAGCATCAGGCATTCGCACAGCTCGCGCAGTCCTACGGAATTGATCCTGCGGCTTTAGCCGGCGGCCAGATACCGGCCGCTCAACAGCAACACACTCAGGCATATAATCCAGAACTGCAACAGGTGAACGCCAAGCTTCAGGAAATGGAGCGCTGGCGCAGCCAAGTACAGGAACAGCAGGAGCTCTATTCCTCTCAGCAGCAGATCGACGCCTTCGCCAAGGAGATAGACGAGAAAGGCCAACCGAAAAATCCTCGCTTCGAGCAGGTAAAGACGGTTATGGCTTCGTTTCTCCAATCCGGCATGGCCGACAATCTGCAAGAAGCTTATGCGCTGGCAGTGCAGCCTTATGCTGCGCTTGATCAGGAGCAAGCTTCTCGGCAGGCCCAGACAGAGAAAGAGCGACAGGCTTCACTGGAAAAGGCGAAAAAGGCGGCTCCGGTCAAATCATCGACCGGCACTGTCCCGCGCGGCGCAACCGATCCGAAAGGCTTGGACGGCCATCTGTCGGCAGCACTGGATAAATATTACGCCTGAGAACGACTAGAAAGGATGGCGCAAGATGGCGCTCCCGAATAGTTCGTTCTCCGACATCATCACGACCACCCTTCAGGGGTATAGCGGTGAGTTGGCGGACAACATCACCAACCACAATGCCTTTTTCCGGCAGATCAACCGGAAGGGCAACAAGACCCCGGCAACGGGCCGTAGCATCGTGCAGGAGATCGAATACGCGCAGAACTCAACTGTTGCGTATTACTCCGGCGCGGAAATTCTGGACATATCCCCGACCGACACCTACACCGCCGCTGAGTTCGCCTACAAGCAACTCGCCGGCAACGTGGTCATCACCGGCTTGGAGCAAATCCAGAATAGCGGCAAAGAGGCAGTCCACAACCTGCTGAAAAGCCGCATGCGGACGCTGGAAAAGTCGCTTGAGAACACCATCGCCACTTCGCTCTATGCGGACGGCACGGGCTCGGGCGGCAAGGACATCGGCGGTTTGCAGTCGCTCGTTGCGGACGTGAACACCAACACCGTTGGCGGCATTTCCGGTTCGAGCAACACCTGGTGGCAGAACTACGTCGCGGACTTCTCGTCAGCGTTCTCTGGTTCGGCGACCAGCACGAACATTCAGCACGGCATGAACTTGACGTGGCTGAACGTCATTCGTGGCAAGGACCGCCCGGACATGATCCTGGCAGATAGCGCGTTCTATCTGTTCTACCTTGAGTCTCTGACGCCCAATCAGCGTTTCATGGACGACAAGGGCGCCGGCGTCGGCTTCACCAATCTCGTCTATCAGGGCAACGTCCCTGTGCTGTACGACGATCAGTGTCCGTCGCATCACATGTACTTCATCAACTCCGACTACCTCTTCGTTCGGCCTGCCAAGGGGCGCGAGTTCGTGCCGCTCGGCGAAAAGTCGTCGGTCAATCAGGACGCACTGGTTATGCCGGTGGTTTGGGCGGGCAACATGACCTGCTCCAACCGCAAGCGCCAGGGCGTGATGATCGAGTGACCGGCGACTGAACCAAAGCTAAACGGAAAGGAGAAAGCAGAAATGTCTAACACTTGGAAAGCGTTGGACGGCAAAATTGGTGCCGATCTTACGCATACTGTGACCAGTGCGAACGCTGTGAATAACGGCGGCACACAGGCCACGTGGACGCTCGGCACGACCATCGACGGCAATAACAAAAGTGCATGGATGTACGTCTATGCATCCTCGGCTATCGCTCTCGGCCAGCTCGTTGCTGTCCGCACTTCGGGCACAGCAACCCTCGGCACCGTGACGCTCGCGCGCCTCGGCTATAGCCTGGGCCTTGCTCAATGCGCGTTTGCGGCCGGTGACTATGGGTGGGTCGCCACCAAAGGCATCGGCTTGTCCGTTGCCACCACGGGCGCCGGCGCTGTCGGCGTGCGGCTCTATACGTCCGGCACTGCCGGATATCTCTCGACGACCGCGTTGTCGACGCAGGCAGAACTTCTTGACATTCGCCTGCTCACGACTGCATCGGGCACCACTGTGACTGTCGTCACCGCGGTTGCCTCAACGCTCGTCGTGAAAGACGTTGCGTTCATCGTCTAAGCCCTCGCTATAAGAGGAAATCTGCCGGCAGTGCCGGTTCAACTTGGGGGAGCCGGAGCGACCGGCTCCCCTTCATCATGAGGAGTTTGCTTGAGACGACCAGCATCAATCTGGATCGGCTTCGATCCCCGAGAAGCGGCGGCCTTCGCCGTTTGCCGGGAGTCGATACGGCGGCGATTGACATCGCCACTTCCGATCACGGGCCTAGCGCTCGACGCTCTGAGAGCGCAGGGGCTCTATTGGCGACCGACCGAGAAAAGGCTCGGCAAACTGTGGGACGTGATTTCCGGCGCGCCAATGTCCACTGAGTTTGCCATTTCGCGTTTTCTGGTCCCGCGCTTACATAACGGCCGCGGCCACGCTATCTTTCTGGACTGCGATTTTCTCGCCCGCGGCAATCTCGTCCGTCTGATAGAGGAAATTGAGATACGCGAGCAGGAAGGCCGCAAGGCAGTCTGGTGCGTGCAGCACGATCATAAGCCCGATAGCGACACTAAGATGGACAACCAATTGCAGAGCACTTACGCGCGGAAGAATTGGTCATCCTTCATGGTCTTCGACTGCGATCACCCCGGCAACAAGCGGCTGTCGCTCGAACTTGTCAACAGCGCCCGCGGCATCCACTTGCACCAATTCTGCTGGCTTCAGGATGACGAAATCGGGGCACTCGACCCGAAATGGAATTATCTGTCCGGCTACACCGACCTGCCGGACGAGACTGAACCCAAGATGGTGCATTATACCGAAGGCGGCCCTTGGTTCACCGGCTTTGAAGGCGTCGAGTACGCCGACGAATGGCGCTCCGAATTGTCACGGTGGGCGTCATGGGGATGAGTGAATTGCTGGTGGCTGCTATTCTTGCGCTCGGCGTGCTGGCGTTGTTTTCAGGTAATCCGGAATAATCATGGGCTTGCTGACACCGGAATACATGGCGCTGCAAAAACAGCTTCATGCGACGGGCACTTATGGCCGCGGCGTTGATGCCCAGGAATGCGCGGACCTGCTCAAAGCGCATTGCGAGCCGATCATCAAGGCAGTCGAAGGCCAAGGAGAGAAAGAAGATCGGCCCGCAGCGATCCTCGACTACGGTTGCGGCAACGGGCATCTGAAGCCGCTTTTGTCCGACTACGATGTCCGCGAATATGATCCTTGCATCGAAGGCAAAGCCAGCAGGCCCGAGCCAGCCGATTGGGTCATCTGCGCTGATGTGCTAGAACACGTCGAGCCTGACTGTCTCGACACCGTCTTCACCCACCTGAACGAAGTCACGAACTTTCGGCTGATCGCCGTCATCGCAACGCGGCCGTCGCAGAAAGTCCTCGCCGACGGTCGCAATGCTCACCTGATTGTCGAATCGCCGGAGTGGTGGAAAAGCCATATCGGCCGGTTTTTCCGCATCGAGAAATTCGAGGACCGGCACGAAGAGGGAAAGGGCATTCTCGTTGTCGCCGAGCCGATCCGTTCGATGGACTGCATTCGGGCCTTCGGCGTCTACTCCGACAAGCAGCGCAACGAGCAGACGGCGAAGAATGTGGCTTATACGCTACGCCGCATTCCGCAGGGGCCGCTCAAGCCGCATAAGCACCTCGCGATCATCTGCTGCTATGGGCCGTCGCTTCGCGATACCGCGAAGGAAATTCCCGAAGTCGTGAAGGAGGTCGAGGCGCAGGGCTTAAAGGCGCAGATCATATCCGTGTCAGGGGCGCACGATTTTCTCCGCAAGAAAGGCATCAAGCCTGATTGGCACACGGAATGCGATCCGCGGCCCCATAAATCGAAGATGATCAAGAAATTCTGCAAAAAGACCAAGTACTTGATGGCGAGTTGCTGCGATCCTGATTTCGTCAAGCGCATTGCCGACGCCGGCAACGAACTCATTCTGTGGCATGTGTTCAACGGCCAGGAAAGCTACGACATCAGGAAAATTCCCGGCGAGGAACACGCCTCGCTCATACCGGGCGGCGGCAGCATCGCGTTGCGGACCATGACGCTGTTCTATTTCCTCGGCTTTCGTAACTTCATGGTGCACGGTTTCGACTGTTCATTCGCCACAGATGGGTCAACCCATGCGGGCCCGCATAGCGGCAAGGAATTGCTGCGGCGAAAAGTGAGAGTGGGCGAGGACGGTCCGTGGTTCGACACCTCGCCGGTGATGGCGACCTATGCCGAACATATGATCAAGGATTTCGTCCATGGCCGGTATCCAAATTGTCATTTCACTTTTGCTGGGCATGGCATGTTTCAGTATATGTTGCAGGATTACATTGCGCGCACTAAAGCTCTGCAGGAAGAGTGCAAGAGAACAGGCGAGGCCATACAGCCGCCAGAAAACTTCGGCACTGACTATTTTTCGATGACCAAGCCGAGCAATGCGCTTCCCGGCGAATTGTGGGGACAGCTTTGATGGAAAAGGAGACGGACCAGACCTACCATCTTGTTTTGTCGATCTGCTATGCGGCCGGCGCCGTGTTGACGCTAGCAATCTTAGTTTGGAGCAAGTTTTAGATGGATATCGACCTCCCCGAGGTTCAATCTTTCGCGCAAGTGCCGCGGTTCTTCAATAAGAATGGTGTCGAATACATCGAAATAGGCTTTATCGGCAACAAAGACACCGTCGTCCACAAAGTCACGCCCGAGCATATGACCCGATTTAGAGCGGCTTGGGACGCCTACTGCGACGGCAAGCCGATGGCAAAACGGGCCGGAACGCCGTTGACCGACATCGCCGAAATCAATCCTGAGCTCGCCGAGGCTTTCATTCGGAGCAACGTCCACAATCTTGAGGAAGTCTGCGTTTTGACAGATCACCATTGCCAGGCGCTCGGGCATGGCGTGCTGACAATCCGCAAGAAGGCGATCCAGTACATCGCCGTCAAGCAATCTCAGGACAAACAGTCGGCGAAAGACATGGTTGCCAAGATGTCGGCGACCGTTCGCAGCAACGACGAGGCGGTATCGGAAATCGCCGAACTCAAAGGCGCGCTGGCCGAGCAGGCGAAGAAGATAGACACGTTGACGGAAGCTCTTTTGAAGATGGCCGAGGCTACCGCGCAGCCCGCGCCGCGGCCGCGGGGACGGCCGAAGAAGGTTCAAAATAATGGCTCTATCGACGCTGTTGCAGATCGTAACGCAGGCGTGTGACGAGATCGGCATTACGCGGCCCGGTTCGGCTGGCGTTATCGCCTCGTCGCTGCCGCAGGATCGGCAGATGCTCGCCCTGCTACAATCTGCCGGCAACGACTGCATGCACGCCCACCAGTGGCAGACGCTGATCGCGACGGCCTCCATCGTCACGGCGACGGCAACGCAAACCTATTCCCTGCCTTCAGACTTTGACCGTGCGGTAGACGACACCGGATGGAACCTGAGCAATCACTTTCCCATGCTTGGCAGCGTATCGCCACAACGCACCCAATTCTGGCGTTCATCGTCTGTGGTTGCGCCCGCGACCCGCAAGGAGTTTCGCATCACGGTGACACCGAATGGCACATCGCAAGTTTTCATCGTGCCCACGCCGACCGCTCCCGAAACCCTGACATTTCTCTATATCAGCAAGAATTGGGTCACATCTGGCGCGAGCAATGTCTCGTCCTTCCAACAGGACACCGATGTCCCGTTGTTCTCTAATCACCTGCTCGTTAAGGACCTAAAGTGGCGCTTCCGCTCCGCCAAGGGGCTTGACGCCTCGGACTACTATAACGAATGGCGCAAGCTCTACGATGAAATGGTCGCGCGCGATCTGGGGACGCCGACAATCGACCAAGCCGGACCTGTCGGCCCCGCGCCTTACGATTGGGTCAATATCCCAGACGGCAATTGGTCCATCACCTAATGGTTAGATTTAATCCAGAAGTTGTTGGCTATGTTAAGCTAATTTGGGCGTTTCTCTTTGCATACGCGGCTTATGACAGTATCAAAATGAGAAATCTCTAAATGGCCGCTAAGAAGCCCCCGGCGCAATACAAACAGCGCTCGGTTACAGTAACGGTGCCTGCGCCCTACGGCGGATGGAATGCGCGGGACGCGCTTACCGCAATGCCGCCATCCGATGCGGTCGTGCTGGATAATTGGATACCGGCCGTCACGAACGTCAGTACCCGCAAGGGCTATATCACCTACGCCACCGGCGTTGGCACGCGCGTCGATACGCTCATGCCGTGGAGCGGCCCGAGCAGCAGCAAACTATTTGCTGCCTCGTCCGGCGGCAAGATCATGGAATGCGTATCGACCAGCACGGCGACGAACACGGCGACTGCGACCTACTCGAACGGCAAATTCCAGCAGACGATGATCGGCACGCCGGCCGGGAATTATCTGTTCATCTGCAACGGGGCGGACAAGCCGTATACCTATGACGGAACCAATTGGACCACTGCTTCCATCACTGGCTGCACAGCAGGCAGCACGACCTTCGTCAACGTCGCCATACATCAATCCAGGCTATGGCTCGCCCAGCTTAATACCCTTGACGCGTGGTTTTTGGGCGTTGCAAGCATTGCAGGTGCCGCTACTCGCTTGCAACTCGGTCCCTTCTGTAAAAGAGGAGGATATCTCCTCGCCATAGCGTCTTGGACGCGCGATGGCGGCTCGGGGCCGGATGATATTCTGGTCTTCATCACCAGCCGCGGCGAGGCGATTCTTTACAGCGGGACGGACCCGACATCGGCCAATACGTTCCAGCTTGTCGGTGTGTTCAATACGCCGATTGCGATTGGCAAGCGATGCTTCACGCAAGTGGGAGCCGACCTTGCACTGATCACGAGCGAAGGCATTCTTCCGCTTTCCAATATTCTTCCGTTGTCGCCAGGAGGGGCGGGACAGGTCGCGGCCACCGCCAAGATCAGCGGGGCCTATCAAGCGGCTTATCAGAACGGCAGCGCCATGTTCGGCTGGCAGGTCATCGAGAACGCCAGAGAGCAACTGCTCGTCGTCAACGTGCCAACCGTCGAGAACACGACCACCGTTCAATTCGTCATGAACACGTTGAACGGTAGTTGGTGTCGCTTCACTGGTCTACCGGCGCAGTGCTGGGCCACGCTGGGCGACCAGCTTTATTTCGGCGGCACAGACGGCAAGGTCTATCTGTACGGGGCGAGCCTCGCGGACAACGGCGCGACTGCCATTTCCTCCAAGCTCACGACGGCATTTCAGAACGGCGGCAACGCCCAGACCAAGCAATTCCTCATGGCGCGCCCTGTCGTGGTCGCGCCGGACGGTTTGATCCCCGGTGTAGCCACGCACATTGACTACGACACCACATCAATCGTGGTGCCGAGCGAAAGCTTCACGACATCGGGCACGCTGTGGGACACGGCATTGTGGGACACGTTTTCCTGGGCTGGCGGCTCAAGCCTGACGGCGCAATGGCAGACAATCAACGGCGTTGGCGTGGCGGCCGCATTGGACGTGCAGGTCATCTCAACGGAGGCAGTGACGGTCAATTCCATCGACGTCATGTATGAAGTGGGCGGCAATTTGTGATGGACGCCACCAAACTTACCAATCCATCATCCAATATCGAGGACAGCCGCGGACTGTTGCCGACACTCTATTACGGCGCGATGTCAGTGCCGAATATATTCGAGCGGATGTATCAGAAGGGATTGTGGCCCGCGCCGCCTGCTCAAGTCACACAAGAACCGCTTGCGATGCAAGCCGGCTATAACTCTATCGGCACTCCGGGAGCAGACCCGCAATTATTGGCGCGGCTTCTATTGACCAAATGAGAAAAGCCAAAGAGTGGCCGGACGGTCCACTCGTCTTTGGTCGCGACGAACAGATAGCTAAATTCGTTGCGGCCCGCATTCCGCATATGGAACGCGGCTTTGGGTTCTGCACTGCAATCGGTGTCATCCGCCGCAACAAGCTTGTCGGCGGCATCGTCTATCACGAATACCGGCCTGAACTGAAGACCATCATGGTCAGCATGGCGGGCGAAGGTTTCTGGATGACGCCTAGCGTGCTGACATCGTTCTTTGCTTATCCCTTCGAACAACTAGGCTGCAACCGCATATGGCTGATGACGGCCAAACGCAACAAGCGCACACGCCGATTTGTCGAGGGAATAGGGTTCAAGCTCGAAGGCTGCATGCGTAGAGGCTTCCTGACGGACGACCTGATGATCTACGGGGTGCTAGCGCGCGAATGCCGTTGGCTGGAGAAAGAAGAAAATGGGCAAATCGGTAGCATCGCCGCCGGCGCAGACTAGTCCGACGACCGTCGCGCAGCAGACGACCGGGCAGAACGCGGCGATTGCGAACTACAATCAATACGTCCAGAATCCGAACGTCTACACGCCGCTCGGCAGCACGACGACGCACCAGACAGGTGCGACGATGCAGATACCGGACGGCAATGGTGGCTTTATCACCGTCCCGCGGTACGCTCAGACGACGACACTTTCGCCGCAGGCACAGGGTATCTTCAACACCGCGACCAATTACGCAGGCAATCAACTTAAGAACCTGACGCCGGTCACAAGCTCGATTGCCGGTGCGGGACCAATTCAGACGGCCATTGATCCGTCACAGATTGATGCATCGCTGAACTCGATGCTGGCACGGTGGGCGCCACAGCAAGCCTTGCGCGACCAGGCAGTTAACACGCAGCTTATCAACGAAGGGTTTTCGCCGGACGCGCAGAGTGGCACGAACGCCTACAACGAGGCGCAGCTTCTCAACACGCAAGCCTCTAATGATGCCGTCAATTCATTCTACAACACTGCATACGGCACTGCGCTGTCGAGCGGCCAATTCCGTAACGCCGCCCAGAACCAGCAATATTCCCAGAACGCCAATGACGCGGCTTTCCAGAACGCAGCCTCGGCGCAAGAACTGCAACAGGCCGGGGCCGCTCTCGGCATCGGCAGCGGCACCGTTCCGGCCATTCCGCAATATCAGTCCACGCCGATTTCGCAATCAAACCTCGGCGACATCTACGGCGTGAACACCTCGGCCGCCGCCAGCGAATATGCGGCGCAGCTACAGGCGCAGGCAACGCAGAATGCCGGCCTCTATGGCGGCATCGGCAATGTGCTCGGCGCTGGCTTGTATGGGTTCGCAAAGTCTGACCGCAGGGTCAAGACAGACATCGAGCGCATTGGAACGTGGCATAACGGCCTGCCGGTCTATCTGTTCCGCTACATCCTCGATCCGCTCCGCAAGCTCTATGTCGGGTTCATGGCGCAGGATGTGGAACTCTTCCGGCCCGCGGCCGTGGTCACGCTCAACGGCATTAAGCACGTGAACTATGATCTGGCGGTGAAATGATGGGTTACGCCAACGAAGTAGACCCACTCCCGATAACGCACCGCTGGGCGCAGCTACTGCTCGCGCGTGCGGGGCAACCTAACCCGAGCTTGGGCGGTGCGCTGGGGAACGCCTTGGCTGCGGGCGTCGGCGGTTATTTCGAGGGGCAAGACGAGCGACAGAAAGGCATTGCGGCCGCCGATCTCGCCGCGCAGGCTGGCGCAGGACCGTCCGCGTCGATACCCCCGCCGCCTGTGGCCGCGGCCGCCCCGCCTATGCCGTCCGGGCCGGTATTGACGCCCAACGCATTGCTCGCCCATGGCGCACTGCCGACCGATCCGCAATTTGCTGGTCGCTTTTCAGCCGATCAATTTGCTGCGGCACCTCCCAATTCTGCACTCGCCGCGGCGCTCGTCAACCGAGGCAACAATGGACCTCCGGTCCAGCCTCCTGATGTGAATACAGCGGCCAAAGGCGATTCACTTCAGGGCACCGTCCCGCCGCCGGCCGTCACTCAGGCTCCGCCCGAACTCACTCCCCCTCCCGTCAATATTGTAAGCGGGCCGGCTCCCGCCGTGACTGCGCAAGCCGCACCTGACACGTCTGCGCTTCGCGCGCTGCCCTTCGCGGGTCCGGACCAGCAGCAACAATCGCCCGAGGCTCTGGCGCGCGCTCTCGTCACACAAGGCGGCGACGGACTTAACCTCGCGCCTCCTATCAGCGGTCGAACTGACGCCGCGACGCTGGACCAAAATCCGAAGGTTCAGGAAGCAATCGACCGTTTCGCCCAAACCTTCCCGCAAGTTCCGAACGCCAAGGCGCAATTGTATGCGCTGGCTAACGGTGAATCAGGTCTTGGCCGCGACATGGTGCAGCCGCGCGGTCAATACGGCGGCTACTTTGCGCTCGGAAAAGATGTTTACGGCCCAATGGGGCTGACGCAGGCGCAATTTGCCGCGTTGCCGTTCGATCAACAGCTAGAAGCCTATCGGTCTAAGCTCCAAAAGGAAGGCTTCCAGGGCACCGATCTCGGGCTTTACAATGCCGCCGGCTCAAATTCATGGCAGAATGCGCCCGACAATACGGTGGTTTATCCGGCCGGCTCGCCCGAAGCGCGGGCGAATGCCGCCACATGGGGACGCTATAGCGGTGCTGGGGGTGCCGTTACCGCAGGTGGCATCAAGGCTTATTACGCGGCCAACGCCCCGCAGGGCAGCGCATTGGCGTTCAATGGGCAAGCCCAGCCCCAAACGGCTCCGCAGCCGCAGTCGTTCAGCATTTTCGACCAAAGGCTTTATGCGCCCGCTAATCAGCGCCAGACTGCACAAGCCCAGCCGCCCGCAGCCCAGCCGCAAGCCGCTCCGCAGGCAGCGCAGTCGCAGGGTCAGATCGGCGGCTTTACTCCGCAACTTCTCCAATATCTGCAAGACAAAGCCCGCAACGGCAACCCTGCCGAGCAGTCGCAGGCGGTCCAGTTGTTGCAGCAATATAGCGCGCAACGCGCCGGCCAGGAATGGAAGCCGATCCAAATCACGCCGCCTGGCGCGTTTGCGCCGGTCACGGTGTTGCATAACCAAGCCACAAATGAGTTCAAGAGCCTCGACGGCCGCCCAGTCAATCTGAGCGGCGGTGCCACTAATCAAATCGGCGACATGTCGAAACAGGGACAAGAGTATCTTGCAACCCTGCCGACACAAGGCCCGATCACGCCGGCCGTTGTCCAAGCTACGGCGCAGGGACGCGCTCCGTGGCCTAATCAGAGAACCCCCGAGGGTCAGGCACTCACTGCGGCCGTCCTGCAATATGAACCGGGCATGAATAGTCAGGTTCAGCAGCAACGTCAGAAAGCCTTCAACGATTTCTATGGCGGCGGCAAGAGTTCGGAGTTTGTCCGCAGTAGCCGACAGGCCGCAGATCACACGCTTGATTTGGTCGATAGCCTCAACGGCATGACAAATTTGGGTTTCCCGGCTGCGAATGCCGCTAAAAATTTCATCGGCGGCCAACTTGGCATCGAAACGGGAGCCAATCCGGCTCAAACCAACGTTAACGCTCTAGCTAACGAACTGTCCGGTATCTGGAAAAAAGGTGGTATCAGCGACGCCTCAATCGCGGAATGGGCAAACTCAATTCGTTTGAATGGTTCGCGCGACCAGCAACAGGCTGACGTTAAAAAGCTCGTCAGCCTTTACGATGCCGGTGTCGCCGAAATCGAGAAGAAACGGCAGGACGCTTTCGGTCCCCAGGCGTCGTCATTGCCGCCAATCATCAGTCCCGAGCTACAAGGGGCAATGGAATCGGTTCGACGTTGGGCCGCAACCGGCCAGTTCGTTGATCCGCGCCAGAAGGACCAATACGGAAATCCGGTTTCCCTGAGCGCAATGGCAACCGGCCGATTGACGCCGCCCAGCGGTCAGGTCGTGCCGCAAGGCGGCGCGCAACCGCAGGCACCGTCCAATGGCGGCTTTTCGATCAGGCGGATTCAATAAATGGCCGTCTATGAAATCACCGGACCTGACGGCGGCAAGTATCAGGTCACGGCACCGGATAGTGCTTCGCAAGACGAAGTTCTGAACTATGCCAAGCAGAACTATCAGCAAGCCGCGCCTGCGGTGGGCGTGGGCGAGGACGTTGCAAAGAGTGTCGGCGTCGCGCCGCTTAAGGGCGTCATTAGTGGCCTTGGCACAAGCGGCGACATCCGGCACGCTATCGGCTCCGGCCTCGATTATCTCGGCAATAAGGCCGGCGTAAGTGGCGTGGGGCCGGCCTACGAGGCTGTTGCGAAGCATATCCCGTTCGCATTCCAGGGCGGTCCGACCTCTCAAGAAATACGCAGCGCGGCGGAAAGCATCGGCGGTCCGATGTATAATCCGCAAACCGCTGCGGGGCGCTATGCTGCCGCTCCGGTCGAGGCGCTTTCCAATCCGGTCAGTTATATCGGTCCAGGCGGGCTAGCCCTCAAAGCCACCACGGCGGCTCTCAGTGGCCTTGGGAGCGAAGCCGGTGGTGATATAGCCGGAACGCCCGGGCGCATTGCGGGCGGCTTGGCGGGCGGCGCGGCGGCTGTTAAGACTATGGGGCCGCGGGCTATCGAAGCCGC